AAAATGTTAAAAAAACCAGTATATCAATTTGATTTAAGTGGAAATAAAATTGCCAGATATGATAGTTTGTGCGATGCTGCCAGTTCCATTGGAGTTAAAAGTCCAAGTAATATAAAATATACCTGTGATGGAAAGTTTATGAATGCTCACGGTTATATGTGGTCCTACAATGATAATATTACACCTACGGTAAAACCAGAAAATACAAAAGGAAAGAAAAAAATTAAAACACCAGACGGAATATTTCCAACAGTGACGGCAGTAGTTAAACATTATAATTTGTCATCTACAAAACAAGTTAGAGATAGATGTTTATCTAAAATTGACAAATGGTCTGAATGGTGTTATATTTTTTAACGAGTAATAAAAAGGAAGATATGTAAAATGAGCACAGTTTTTAATGCTATGGACAAAAGCGATCACACTAAATCACTTGCGTTTCTGGACCCAAATGGTGGTGTTAGTATTCAAAGATATGATACCTTGAAATATCGTCAATTTGAAAAACTTACTGAAAAACAATTGTCGTTTTTTTGGTTGCCAACAGAAATTGATATTCTTCGTGATGCTAAAGATTTCAAAGATTTGACAGCAAGTGAGCAACATATCTTCACAAGTAATCTAAAACGCCAGATTCTACTTGATAGCGTTCAAGGTCGTGCGCCAGCAGTAGCATTTGGTCCTATCTGTTCGTTGCCAGAATTAGAAACTTGGATTACAACGTGGACATTTAGTGAAACTATTCACAGTCGTTCTTATACACATATTATCCGTAATGTGTATGCTAATCCAAGTAAAATCTTTGATGAACTGATGGACATTCAGGAAATTGTTGATTGTGCTGGCGATATCACTGCGCTATATGATAAACTTATTACTCTGAATAACCAAAGAACCTTAGATGACTTCGATCCACCTGATTGGGGTGGGTTTAATTATGAACACAAGAAAGCACTGTGGCTTGCGCTTATGAGTGTCAACATTCTTGAGGGTGTGCGTTTTTATGTGTCATTTGCTTGCAGTTGGGCATTTGCTGAATTAAAGAAGATGGAAGGCAATGCAAAGATTATCAAGTTCATTGCTCGTGATGAAAATCTACATCTTGCTGGCACCCAAACGCTACTTAAGTTATTGCCAAAAGATGACACAGCCTATGAAAAGATTGAAGTAGAGTGCCGTGAAGCAGCTATCAAGTTATTTGATGATGCAGTCAAGCAAGAAAAGGCATGGGCAGAATATCTATTCAAAGATGGCAGTATGATTGGTTTAAACTATCAATTACTTGCTGAATATGTTGAGTTTATTGCAAACAAGCGTATGCAAGCAGTTGGTCTTGGTCAGCCATATCCTACAAAGAATAATCCGCTACCTTGGACACAAAAGTGGATTGCTGGTGCAGAAGTTCAAGTTGCGCCACAAGAGACAGAAATTAGTTCATATGTAATTGGCGGAACTAAACAAGACGTTGATAAAAATACATTCAGTGGATTTAGTCTATGAAAAAATGCAAGACTTGTAATAGCGATAAAAAATATAACGCTAAACATGATGCTTACTATTGCGAGTCTTGCGATGAATGGTTAGAAAAAAATTGTGGCGATCCTGAATGTGATTACTGCCACGACCGTCCAGAAAAACCAAGCATGATAAAGGAAAACAAATGATTACCTTATATACAAAAGATAATTGCCCATATTGCGACATGGCAAAACACTATCTTAAAAACATTAATGAAGAATATACAGAAATTAATATAAATGAAGAAGGCGTTCGTGATTGGTTGGTAAGTGAAGGTCATAAAACTGTACCACAAATTTATTACAATAACAAACTTTTAGTTGAAGGTGGTTATACAGGGTTAAGTAAAGTATCTGCGGAAGAACTACAGGAGCGCAAGCGTGATATTAGAGAAGGTTGAACCAAACAAAGTAATGACAATCAAACTCATTACTGGTGAAGAATTAATTGCTAGAATAGCAGAAGAAACAGAAACTACTTATAAACTTACAAAACCACTTTGCATGATTGCTACTCCGCAAGGCGGATTTGGTCTTGCGCCAGCGGTGTTCAGTATTTCACCCACAGATTCTGTAATGGTAAATAAAAGTGCAGTTGCACTCTATGGCGCAACAGACAGCGACATTGCCAATCAGTATCTTGCTAAAACAACAGGGATAACGTTGGCAAAGTCTATCTAGGAGATAGAATGCCAATACCAACAAAATTAGGTAGTTTGAATACTGGTGCTGGTGCTATTATTAATGGTGAACCTACGGTTTTAATCAATAATAGACCAGCAGCACGAGTAGGTGATTTTTATAGTGGGCATCCTGGTTTTGATCCAAGACATCCGCATCCACCAAATCCTATTATTAATGGCAATCCTAGAATATTAATTGCTGGTAGACCACTTGGATATCTTGGCGTATTTGAAAGTTTGCGTCACGTTGCTATCCCAACTGAATCTAATATGATAATTGGTGCGATGTAATGGCATTAGGCAGTTATACTAATGGTAATGGAAATATATCTACATTTACTGGCAATACTACAGTTATCGGTAATGGCACTACTTTTACCACACAGTTAAAACCTGGTGCAGTAATTGGTAATATTGGTAATGTTTTTATTGGATATGTAAGTCAGGTTATTAGCAACACAAGTGCAGTCCTAAGCAGTAATGCAAATCTTGCTTTAAGTAATAGTTCTTTTCACTATAAACCGTTGTTGGCAAATGCATACACATTCACATATAATACTAGTGGTAACATTACAGCAAATGCAAATAGTTATATTTTAAGTGGTATTGGCACAAAATTTACTAAAGATACTACCTATGGCAATAAAATATATGTTACAAATATAAACGGAGTAAATGTTTATGTTGGCAGAGTGGAGTTAATCACAAGTGATACCAGTTTGTATTTGAATACAAATGCTTTTGCTAACGTTAGTAATGTTCAATATTTTAGTGTAACGCCTACTACTAACTTTCTAGCAATAGGTCAAGGCAGTGCACAAGATGCACCTAACATTAATGCTGGTGCGTCACTTATTAATACTGCACTTTATAATTGGGCAAGTAGTGGATATATTCCAAATGTAAGCATAGTTAATAATTATCATCCACCTGTTCGTGATAGCATAACTGGTGTTTTAGTTAATTTGCCAGCAAGTATCTTTACACGCAACAGCAATATCGGTAATATGAATTATACACTAGGTTCATCAATAAGTTCTAGTGGCGTAGGTTATAGTGTAACTAATTTTGATGCAAATCAAAGTGTATTTGGTACAGATGTAACTAATGTTCATGATGCTCTTTATAATAGTGATACATTAAAAAGAACAGTTCTAAACGCAACAGATATCACACCTTTACAAAATCTTGTTCCTACTACTGCTGCCGATGCAGCAGCACAATTTGTTGGTGGTGTTGTGCCTCGTGTTACAGATAATATAAGTTTAGCAAAAGAATATTTCAGCACACTTGGTGTGCGCATACAATTACAAAACAATCCATCAAACTTTGGTTCAAACCAAGATATGTCACTAAGACAACAAGCACTAGGCTTGAAAAAACTAGTAGCAACTGGTGTTCCTATTGCAATACCTGGCTTGTTAAATGTCAAAATAGATACATACAATAATGCTAATATATCTTGGACACCTCCATCTTTCTATTTGAGTAGCGTGAAATAACATGGCAACAATTAAAGATACTACACTTACAACATCAACAATTACAGTATTTGAAGGTGGTAATGCTACCATAGGTAAAACAGATACTGATGGCCATTTAATGGGCTATAATGGTATGCACAGCGTTGTAGATTTGAATACAGGTCAGACTCGTTTAGTAACACAAGCAGATGTTGCAAATTTCAGTGCGCAAGATTGGCAAGACCAAATGAATTACCAGATGAGTAATACATATGCGCCCATTGCTGCGGCACATATTAATGCTATGGGTGGTAATTGGGATAATCTTGATCCACAAACACAAGCATCACTTACAAGTTTAGCATGGAATTATGGCGATAAAAGTTGTTTGAATCCAACGTGGGCTGCTGCGGCACAGGCTAGTGCTAATGGTCCCCCTGATCAAAATGGATTAAATTCAATTGCTGATACTGTTGATAAACATTCAAGTGATAATGGTGGCATTAATGCTGCTCGTCGTGCATCAGAAGCAAATGCTATTAGAACAGGACAGCCTATAAAAAGCGCACACGGTGGTGGTCCAAGCAGTCAAATTTCAGATAGAAGCAAAGGCAAAGCACCAGGCACAGGCGCAAGTTGCGCTGGCGCAGGCATGGGTATTTTTGGTGCTATTGCTGCTGCTGGTATGGCACTAGGTGCTGGTTTTGGTATAAGCGGTGCGCTAGGTGCTGTAATGGGTGCACTTGGACAAACTGGTATAACAGGTGCTATGAGTGCAGCACTAGGTCAAGCAGGCAACGTGCTCGGTGGTGGTCTTGCTGGCGCATTAGGACAAGTTGGTGGTGCTATTAATACACTAAGCGGTGGCGTATTTCAACAGTTAAGTCAAGTAGGAAGCGGTATATTGCCTAGTTTAACAGGCGTGTTACCAAGCGGATTAAGTGGTGTTTTGGGCGGTGCGTTAAATGGCGCAGTAGGCAGTATCATGGGACCACTTAATGGAATTTTACAAAATCCACTAAACTTGCCAAATGCTATTCAACAATTTGGTGCAAACGGTGGCTTAAATGGTATGCTAAACCGTGTTGCTAATAATATGGTAGGTGGTGCTGCATTTGGTGGTACTACGGCTTTATTACAAAATATGGGTATATCAAATGCATATGGCAGTATTGCCAATAATGTTGTAGGCGCAGTAGCCGAAGGAACTGGTTTACGATTTGGTGGCGGACCTGGTGGTATTGGTGCTAACTTCTTAAACAATAA